TCATTATATCTTGTATAGAAGGACGATTAGGTTTGTCTTTTGCTTTTTCTTCTTTGACTTGAGCAATCAATTTACCCTTTTCTAGCCATTCATCTTTGAGTTTTGCAATGTGGTTAATATGAGCCTGTGGCATATACCCAACTTTATCACTAAACCAAACTGAATTTGCAAGAGAGTTAAAGTTCCAATCTGGATTTCGTAAGATAATTTCTCTGTCTTCATCATTCCATGGTGAGTCTTTTTTGATCCAAGTTTTTGCTCGTTGCATTCTTTTCTTATCGCCGATCTCAGTACGAATAAAATATTGGCAATCTTGGAACGCTTTCTCTTGTTCCGTAGCATCAGTAATATCCTTAAACATTTCCCATTTAGGTTCGGGTGTTAAGTAAACTGTTTTTTGCTTTCTTCTAGCCATTTGCACTCCGATTGATTTATAGTTTGTACTTAGTGATGCGATTATACATCAAATATTTTTTAAACGCAACCTATTATTTACCCAATAATTTTCTTACGATAAATATATATATGCCAAGATTATCATTATACCGTCCTGAGAAACAAAACGATTACCGTTTTATGGATAGAAATATCTCCGAACAGTTGACTACTGGTGGGACCGATTTGTATATACACAAGTATTTGGGACCAGTAGATCAGGGACCATCTGCTGATTACACTCAGCCTCAATATGATAAACTTGACCCAACAAACATACAAGACTTGCTATTCTTAGAAAACAGAGATCGCAAGTATGATAAAGATATCTATCGATTACGTGGTCATTACTCTGTACAAAACTTAGACTTTGATCTCAGTCAGTTTGGTTTATTCTTAAGTAATGACATTATTTTTGTTACAGTTCATTATAATGACATGATCGATATCATAGGTAGAAAACTTATGGTCGGTGATGTACTTGAATTACCTCACTTAATAGATTACAATCCTTTAGATACAAAATTACCAGTAGCATTAAAAAGGTTTATGCAAATCACTGATGCAAACTATGCAAGTGAAGGTTTCTCAAGCACATGGTATCCTCATCTGTGGCGTATTAAGTGTGAGCCATTGGTTGATAGCCAAGAGTTCTCAAATATATTAGATCAACCAGTTAACCTTGATAATTATTTAGGAGACTGGGAAAAGACAAAAGTATATCCGCCAGGATATTCAATGACATTTGGTGATAAAAACTATATTGCATTACAAGAAGTTCCTGCAGGCGTGAAGCCAGGCGACACTGACCCTGATCCATATTGGCAACTTGATACAGGTGATACACTAAAAGGTATCTTGGGTCGTTACAATGAAAACATCAGAATTAATGATGCTAACTTAAAAGAAGCAGAACGACTTGTTCCTAAATCAGGTTATGATGCAAGTGAACTTTACGTAGTTCCTGGTTACGGTGAATATGAAGCAAATGGCGAGTTGTCTAAAAAGTACAATCAACCAGCACCACCAACAGATGTTCGATCATGGCAACCAGGCAACAATGCACTCAGTGGCAACGGACAAGTTATCACTATGCGTAACAACCAATACAAAAATGATTCTACTGGTATAAAAATATCTAAAGAATTATTAGAGCATATGCAAGGACAACTCAAAGACAAGATTGATATGCAAACAGTCATTGATAAATTTGTACAAGCATCGTTGCAAGTTGTAGAGATGACACCCGAGATGTCTCCTACAGGATCAGGTTCAGGCGCACTAGAAGGAACAAAAGTTTTATCAGTACAAATTACTGGTCCAGTAACAGGCCCATACGGTACTGCTGACAATACTTACGCAACAGCAGACCAAGATCCAACAGCATCAGGCTTTACTGGCACAGAACCTTATGGTCCAGATACAATGGACTATCGTGCTGACTGTGATCCTCGATTCCAATTCATTGCTCGTTCAACTCCAAGAACATATGGATACACAGCAGGGTACATGACAGGAACAGACATTGCTCCAGACGGATTACCTACTGGCGCTGGTATATCTTTCCCAGCAAACCCGCAAGTAGGAAATTACTTCTTACGCATTGATTACTCTCCTAATTTATTGTATAGATGGGACGGAACAATTTGGGTCAGAATTTCAGAAAATGTTAGAACAACAACTGGATTTGGAGCGACTGATAAATCTCAATTATCTGAGTTCATTAATAACACAACACTAATTTATAGTGAGAATGAAGGTAGTAACATTGCATCAGCACAACCATTATCACAAATTTTAAAATTAGCACCAGATGATTTACCACCAAGTGACGGGACTTAACACTTACTATGGCACAATATTTTTACGATAACCAAATTCGCAGATTTTTAATTCAATTTGCAAAAATCTTCAGTAACTGGGAAGTTACAAAAGGTAAGGATCCCAATGGAAATGACATTTTGGTTAGAGTTCCGATCCAGTATGGAGATTCAAGTAGACAAGCATCTACTATTATTGCGAACAACTCAGCATCCAACCTACCCTCTGCTCCGTTGATCACATACTACATCAATGGGCTAGAATACGACCAGAGGCGCACACAGGAGCCCTTCTTCGTAGAAAAGCAACAAGTACGTCAAAGAGCCTACGATAGTGATACAAAGTCTTACAAGACTGTACAAGGGCAGGCATTCACTGTTGAGAAGTTGATGCCCGTTCCTTATACATTGAGACTTAATGTTGATTTTTGGACAACTAACTATCAACAGAAATTAGAAATCATTGAACAATTGGGTACATTGTTTAATCCAAGTTTAGAAATTCAAAGTACAGATAACTATATCGATTGGACATCATTGACTGTTGTATACCAAGATGGGTTAACATTCTCATCTCGTACTATTCCACAAGGCACAGGTAATCCAATTGATGTAATGAGTTGGAAGTTTTATATCCCTATATGGTTGACAACATCTTCTAAACTTAAAAAGTACGGTGTCATTAATAAAATTATTGCTTCTATTTTTGAGGGTAAAACACAACAAGATATGCAAGATGATGATTTGTTACTGGGTACTCGTCAAAAGATTTCTCCATATGGATACAAGTTATTATACATTGGGAACTCATTGCAACTATTACCAGAAGCATCAACATTCCAAGACACTCCGAACTCTTCACTAGATGTACCTGTCAGTCCAGATACTGATATCTATTGGACAAGTTTGTTAAATGTATACGGTGCATATAGACCTGGTATTTCTCAGGTGTGGTTAGAGAATCCATATATGGAAAATGAGATTGTAGGTACAATCGTTGTTGACCCACTAGATGATAGATACTTAATCTTTAGTGTTGATCCTGACACATTGCCTCAGAACACATTAGAACCAGTTGACAGTGTGATTAACCCTATAATGAATGGACCCAATGCAGGGCTTCCAGGACCGATTGCAAACAAAAGATATTTGATCGTTGATGAAGTAGGAGACGATAGTGTTGCTTGGGGTACGATACTTAGTACTACAACTCCACAAGCAATAGAGACAATGATTACAGGTCAGAAGTATATGATTGCTTCTGTCGGTACCACTAACTTTATTCAATTAGGTGCTACATCAAATACAATTGGAACAGAGTTCACTTACAATACTGTTCAGCCATCAGGCACTGGTACAGTTTTGCCTATTGTTATTGGACAAGCAAATGATATTCTTCAGTTTGATTCAGTATTAGACAAATGGTATATCGCCTTTGATTCAAGTGAATCAACAACTACAGAATATGTGTTGAATATAACAACACAAGTTCAATATAGATTTGCATCAACTCCTGCAAACAGCGATCACCCAGAGATACCGGCGGCTTGGATGAAGTCATATGAAGGTTATTATGGTGAGGGAGATTACAGTATAGTTATTTAAGGGGTACTAGTTGACCTCATAAATAACTGTATGATAATTGTTAACCAATCTGCTGGTATCTTCTTTTATAGCAAGGCTACTCAGCGTTCATTATATCTCTTAAGAACAGATTCAAAGAATACTAGTTGGTCGATTCCTGGTGGGAAAATCGGTAAGAAAGAAACTCTACTTGAAGGTTTGACCAGAGAGTGTTCGGAAGAAATCGAGTTTGATATCAGTAAATTAAAACTTGTACCCATACAAAAATTCGTTAACAATACATTTGCTTATCACACATTCTTTTGTAGAGTAGAAGACGAGTTTATTCCTAACTTAAACTCAGAGCATTGTGGT